ACATATTATTGCGTATTAAGGGCTTATTACAGCATATTATTGCGTGTGAGTACAGCACACATACACCCCCAGCCTAGCTGGAATAATATAAATGAGAATGATTATCATCTAAGAGGGGGTGGTGGGGGCAAATTAACAAGTCGGGGAAATGGGGAAAGACACATTCACCTACTGCAGCAATTTTCAAAGAGCTTATTTAGGGAATTGTGTTCTTATTTTAAATTATTTTATATTTTTTTTATAAAAAGGGCACAAAAGGGCACAGTAGATGATATAATACTAGTAAGGGGAATTAAAACACCTCTTGGTTCTTTAGGTAAGTAATTCTTACATCAATAGAAACTCCCGTCCACTGTCCAAGGGACGTTAAAGGCTCCTCTCTTAGGGAGAGAAAGAGGAAGAGAAAAGACTAAGCATGGCAAGGATGCCATGTTATTTATATTATTATATACACCTTACAGGTGTATATATAATTATAATATTATATATAATATTATATATAATATATTATATATAAATATATAATATAATAATTAATAATATATAATTACTCCCTAAAGAGTAATTATATAATAATAAATAATTATTAATTATTATATTTAAATCTTTAGAGAGATTTAAATATATATTATATTACTACTATGTGTTCACTCCCCTATGGGTTGTGCCCACATCAACGAATGTATATTGTGCCCACTTCCCTACGTATGTTGGGCACGAAGTTTTAGAAACCCCCAGGGTGGGGTTTCTCCCTCTCCGCCATCCGTGGCAACGGGTAACACGCACAGATGCGGGGCGTACATGGGAGGGCTTTTATTCTGGAGAATGTATGCCTAGAGATTATCAACGAGAAGCTGCTACGGAAACAAAGGCCAGGAAGAAAGCCAGAGTGATGAGGAAGACAGCTAGGCGTAGGGTTAATGCTGAAAGGAAGGCACAAGGGAAGGCTCCTCTCCCCTCTAACGTAACGATTGAACACAAGAAGAAGCTTAGTAAGGGTGGCAGTAATGCCAAGAGTAATTTAACTAAGCGCTCTTATAGCGCTAATAGTGCTGATAACACTGGGTCTGGTGGCAGACCAAAGAAGAGGAAATAGATATGCCGAAGAAACAGAAAGAGGCAAGCTCCTATTTGGGAGGGCTGTCTGGGAAAGCTGCACAGGCTTTTCGTACGCGAGGAGACAGGCTGAAGGAAATGGAAGCAAAGGCTATGGGGTATACTGCCCCACAGAAGAAAAAGAAAGACAAGAACGGATATTGATATGTCTTTGAGAGATACACTAATACGACATGAGGGTTTGAGGCTATTTCCGTACAAGGATAGCGTAGGGAAACTCACTATTGGTGTAGGACGTAACTTGGAAGACAGGGGTATAACTGAGGAGGAAGCTCTCTATCTGCTTGGTAATGATATACTCCAAGCAGCCTCTGATTTAGGTAGAGCCTTCCCAGTAGTGTTTGCTCTCTCACAAGATAGATATGAAGTGCTAGTGAACATGGCCTTTAATCTCGGAATCTCCAAACTGTCTAAGTTTAAACGTATGTGGGCTGCTATTGAAGTGGGGGATTTCAACAAAGCTTCTGAAGAAATGTTGACTAGTAAGTGGGCTGTACAAGTGGGAAGTAGAGCCACAGAACTAGCAGATGTGATGCGAAAGGGTTATAATGACTTGGAATGACAATCAACAGAATAGGAACTCCCCACAGCTACGAAAGCGCCAAGTTGATTTGTATAAGCTGATACAGCTTAGGAAAAACAAGAATAATATATACGACAAGGATATGGTTATACAGGCTGGAAAGCTCTATCTTGTCTATGGAAATTATAATGCTGTAGCCAATGAGCTTGGAGTCAGTCGAACAGCAGTTAGGAATTGGGCCAATAAAGATTGGTGGCCAATCCTTCTAGAAGAGATTAAATATCTCAAGAATATTGAGCTAGACAGTAAATACACACACGCTCTCGAAAAGAGCATGTCTGAGTTAATGGATAGGCTAGAGAATGGGGACGAAGTAGTAGATTTAAAAACGGGAAAGAAGCATCGTAAGAAAGTAACAGCCCGTGACAGCGCTCTTATCAGTGCTATTATGTACGATAAGAGGGCACTATTACGTGGAGATCCTACACAGATTCAAGAAAACAATTTTAATCTTGATGATCGTATGGGACAGCTACAGGAAATGTTCAACACTATTGCTCGCAAAGCAGAAGAAAAAGTAATAGAGGGGGAATGCGTACAAGAGAATAGTGCTGTAACTGCGAGAGAGATAAAGGAAGCGATTAATCTCCCAAATCAGCTAGAGGAGCTTGAGAAGGATGTCTAGGCTCACGGCGGATACAGTATTTGGCTTTGCCGGATCTGTGCTCTCAGAGAGATTCGACAATGCTCAGAAAACTCCTCCGTTTCACAAAGAAATGTGGGATCTGTGTACGTCTGGCAATAGGCTTGTGGCTATTGCTGCGCCTCGTGGACACGCCAAATCTACCGCTATCACACATAGTTATGTATTGGCTAACCTGCTATTCAGAGAAAGACAATACGTCTTGATAGTGTCGGATACAGAAGGACAGGCTAAACAGTTCTTGTTTGACATTAAAACTGAATTGATGGAGAACACAGCTCTCAAACAACTATTTGGGATAGATAAGTTTCTAAAGGATACAGAAACAGATATTATTGTACAGATGAAGGAACGCAAACCTGATGGTTCTCCTTACTTGTTTCGAGTGATTGCCAAAGGTAGTGAGCAGAAAGTTCGTGGTTTGAAGTGGTTAGGCAAACGCCCTGATTTAGTGATTGGGGATGATTTGGAAAACGAGGATTTGACAGCCAATCCTGACAGAAGGCTCAAATTTAGGCAGTGGTTTTATGGCGCTCTTTTACCTGTTGGTAGTGATCATTGTTTGTTCAGGATTGTGGGCACAGTGCTACATCTGGACTCCTTGCTTGAAAGACTTCTCACAGACAGTACGTGGGTATCTAAACGATACCAAGCACACAACGAAGACTTTTCTGAAATACTATGGCCAGAAAAGTTTCCCAAAGAACGTTTACAACTTATACAGAAAGGTTATGCAGAGCAGGGTTTTCCAGAGGGGTATTACCAAGAATACTTGAATGTACCTATTGATCCTAATACAGCCTATTTCAAAAAATCTGATTTGTTGGCTATGGAAGAGGATGATTTTGATAAACCTAAAACCTACTATTCAGCTATAGACTTTGCCATATCTAAAGCAGAACGAGCAGATAGGACAGTAACAGGTGCTGTTGGAGTTGATAGTGAAGGCATATTGTATGTAGAAGATGTCCGTATAGGTAGATGGGACAGTAAGGAGATTATTGATGAGATGTTCTCTGTACAGAAACGATATAAGCCTGACCTATACACTACAGAACGGGGTATGATTGAAAAGGCTATTGGTCCCTATCTACATGATGAGATGTTTAAGAGAGGTACGTTTCTCAATCTAAATCCTGAAACTCCCACCAAAGATAAGGAGCAACGCGCTAGAAGTATCCAGGGACGAATGAGGGCAGGTGGTGTGAGATTTGATAAGAATGCCTCTTGGTATCCTGAATTAGAACAAGAGATGCTTACATTCCCTAAAGGGAAACATGACGACATTGTAGATTTTCTAGCCTGGATAGGCTTAACTCTTGATAAACACATCCCTGCCCAAACAGTATTGGAATTAGAAGAAGAAGCTTGGGAAGAGGAATGGCACACTTCTGGGTATGCCGATGAAGGCAGATCAGCAATAACAGGCTATTAATACATATGAAAATAGAAGACATTATAGACAATGTAAATATTGCTGAAGATTTAGACAGCACCACCCTCAATGACATCTCTAGTAAAGTTATGCGTGGTTATGAGCGAGATTTAGAGTCTCGTTCTACATGGATTGAGAATAATGATAGGTGGATGAAACTCGCCTCTCAAGTAATGGAGAAGAAAAACTATCCGTGGGAAAACGCTAGTAATGTTAAATACCCTCTTCTTACCACTGCTGCTATTCAGTTCCATGCTCGTGCATACCCTGCTTTGGTTCCAAATACTAACGTAGTAAAAGCTAAGGTGATAGGTTTTGATTCTTCAGGGGAGAAACAAGATAGTGCTATCCGTGTATCTAGGTATATGGACTATCAAGTGCTCCATCAAATGAAGCATTGGGATGAGGAGATGGACAGACTTCTCATGACCCTACCAATTATTGGGTGTGTATTTAAGAAAACCTATTACTCTCCTTCTGACAATCGTAATGTGTCAGAGATGATTCTTCCAAAGCATTTGGTTGTTAATTATTGGACTAAGAATTTAGAAGACTCCTATAGAATTACGCACATTCTAGAAGCTAGTAGAAACACTGTTGTACAGCGTATTAGGGAAGGCTTGTATAAAGATTGTGATTTGGGAGATGCTAAAGTTTCTAAACACAATCATCGTAGCACTAGTGATGAGACAGCAGGCACCACTCCTACAGATGATGAGTCTGTTCCGTACACACTACTTGAACAACACACCTATCTTGATTTAGATGAAGATGGTTATGAAGAGCCTTATATCATAACGTGTGAAGAGAACTCTGGGGAAGTATTACGAATTGTAGCAAACTACACTGAGGAAGACGTAACCTACAACGATAGTGGGGATGTATCCTCAATAAAAGGTTTTGAACATTTCACTAAGTTTTCTTTCATTCCTAATCCTGATGGTGGTTTCTATGATGTAGGTTTTGGTATTCTTCTTGGTCCTATTAATGAAGCAGCCAACACAATGATTAACCTACTCACTGACTCTGGCACACTTTCTAATCTTCAGAGTGGCTATCTTGGTAGAGGTATTAAGCTAAAGAAAGGGCAAGAAAGATTTACTCCAGGAGAGTGGAAACAGATTAATGTTTCTGGGGATGATTTGAGAAAAAGCATTCTCCCTCTTCCTGTTAGAGAACCTAGTAATGTATTATTTCAATTGTTAGGTACTCTATTAGATAGTGGACAAAGACTAGCTTCCACTACAGACATGATGGTTGGGGAGAATCCAGGACAGAATCAGAAAGCTTCTACTACAATGGCTGTTTTAGAACAAGGTATGAAGGTGTTTACAGCCATCTATAAGCGTATTCACAGAAGCCTTGGAAAAGAGTTTAACAAACTGTTTGAACTTAATGTAGAGAATCCTGATCCAGAAGCCTATCAAAATATTTTAGACTTGCCTGATGATATTGACATATACGCTGTATATAAACATGATCATAATAAAGCTAGGCTGGACATCCTTCCTTCAGCAGATCCTAGTATTGTATCAGAGGCACAGAGGCTTGCTAAAGCACAAGCATTGGTAGAATTGATTCCTTTGGGAGTTAACCAACAAGAAGCTTTAGTACGTATGCTAGAAGCGCAAGAGCAGCCTAATGTAGAGAAACTTCTTGAACCAGTTCCACAAGGACCAGATCCAGAACTTGAGTTGAAGAATAAAGAGCTTGATATTAAGAGTTCTGTAGAGAATAGGAAACTTGATATTAAAGAAGCCGAGCTTGGATTAAATCTCCGAGACAAGGCGGAGAAGAATCGTCAAACTGAGCGTAAGCTAGGTACTGACGAATTAAAGGTAATAAACGATATGATGAAGAGTGAGCAAAACTATGTCAGAAGCTCTAATAGGTAGAGTATTAGAGAGTATCGCTAGAACAAAGCACGACATCAAAGATAATTGGGCTGCAGGAAATTATACTGAAGAGACAGTAGAGGGCACTGCACAACAGAATGCTAAAGCTATAGGTAGATACCAAGCCCTTGAGGATGTCGAAGATTTAATAGAAGAACTCAAAAAGGAGTGGGAAGACGATAATGAGTAATATTTATCCAGCAGGATATAGAGTATTGATTCGTCCAGATGAGCTTGAGGAAGTTTCTGAGGGGGGTATCATAATTAAGTATGCAGACGAGCGTATTGCTAAAGCCGCAACTACTACTGGTGTTGTTGTAGCTATTGGTAGAGAAGCTTTTGGACAACACAATGGTAACACACCTTGGGTAGAAAAGGGTGATAAAGTTTACTATGCAAAGTATAGTGGTAAGATTGTACAAGATCCAGGCACTAAAGAAGAGATGCTCATTGTAAATGATGAGGATATAATTGGTATCATCCAAGAGTAAAGAGGAAATAAAGATGAGTGAAGTAGCAGAAGTACAAGTAGAAGACGTAGAGACAGAAGAGCTGGAATACACTGAAGAAGAATCGCGCGCAATGGAGCACGGGTGGAGTCCCAAGGATCAGTGGAAAGGTGATCCAGATGATTGGGTAAATGCCCGTAGTTTTATTAAGCGTGGGGAACTCTTTGGAAAAATTCGTTCTCTTGAGCGTGATAGAGACTCAATGCGACAGGAGTTTAAACAAGCTACCTCAGCAATGAGAGACATTCTCAAGAAAACTAAGGAAACTGAATACAACAGAGCGGTAAAGGAACTTAAAGAGCGTAAACGCACTGCCCTTGAAGAGGGTGAAGTTGCTGCTGTAATGGGTATTGATGATGATATTGCAGAATTAACAACCACTCACCAACGTGATGTGGCGGAAATGACTGCTATAGAGCATTCTTTACCTACTCCAGCACAACCCTCTCAAGAGTTTATTCAGTGGAGAGATAGAAATACATGGTATGATGATGATCCTACAATGCGTATAACGGCTGATAATATCGGTGTACGCTTAGCTCAGGAAACTCCTAATGCCAGTTTAACGGATATTTTCAAAGAGGTTGATAAACATATTCGTAAGGTGTATCCAGAAAGATTTGGCAATAAGCCAAGAGTTTCTAAAGTGAATGATGGAGATACCCGCACCCCGTCTACCCGAGGTAGTGGAGGTAAAAGTAAGTATAGTGTTCGTGATCTAAATGCTGAACAGCGTGACATTATGAACACAATGGTTAAGAGTGGGGTCATGACCCAGGAAGATTATATTAATGAGTTGGCCAATATTGGCGAGATTGGGAGCTAAAAGATGACTAATCGTAGAAATGCAGCAAGCACTGATCGTGAAACTGTTCGCGTACCTGTATCAGGTAATCGCGATGTTTTGACAGTAAAAGGCAAAGAAGATGGTTATGTATATCGGTGGGTAAATGATACTGATGATCGACTGTATAAATTTGAACAGGCCGGTTATGAGCATGTTGACCACGATGTTAAGGTTGGAATTTCCTCAGTGAATAAAGGGAATTCTGTAGGCAAAACTGTTTCTAAAAATGTTGGTAAAGGTACTACTTCACACCTCATGCGCATTAAGCAGGAATGGTATGACGAAGACCAAAATGCTAAACAAAAACAGATTTCTGAAACAGAAGCTGTAATGAAACGACAACTAAATAGTGGGATTGATGGGCAATACGGCAAAGTTAAGATTGAATAATCCTTTGTATGCCTTGTCCCACACTTTTAATATTTCTTAGGAGAAATGAGTATGGCTAATGTAGATCGCCCTCGTGGGGCACGGCCTATTAATAGGGATGGTAGTCCTTATAGTGGTTCTCTTCGTAAAATGCAAGTGGATTCGTCTAATGCCACTGCTATCTTTCGAGGGGATTTTGTAGCTCAGGAGGCTGACGGAAATGTCACTCCAGCTACTGCTGGCACTACTAATGTAATTGCTGGCGTATGTGTAGGTGTTGTAGTGGACAGGGCTGTGGCTGCTACTGAGCATCCAGGATATCTTCCTGCAACAACTGCTGGGTATATTCTCGTAGCTCCGGCTGAGAGTTGTTACTTCGCCATCCAAGAAGATGGTACAGGTAGTGCTGCTAATCGTGGTGCTACAGCTAACTTCGTAGCAGGTGCAGGTTCTGCCACTACAGGTGTTTCTGGCCATGAGTTAGACACTTCAGAGGTAGATCAGGATGCTGCTGACCAACTTAAATTAGTTGAGAAAGTTGATAGTCCTGATAATGACTATGGTCTGAATTGTGAGTGGATTGTACAGATTAATCTACCACAACACAGTGTACGCACTGCCGGAATCTAAGGAGAATAACATATGAGTACACCTATTACTACTGGTAGCTGGGGTAAAGCCCTATGGCCAGGAATTAACGCTTGGTACGGCAAAGCTTACGCTGAGCATAAAGAAGAGTTTCCAGCATTATTTGACACCTTTCGCTCTCGACGTAAGTTTGAAGAGGACGTAGGCACCACTAGTTTTGGTCTAGCGGCTGTGCAGCCAGAAGGTAGCTCGGTAGCTTACGATAGTGAGTCTCAGGGTTTCGTAACCCGCTACACGCACGTAACGTATGGTTTGGGTTTCATCATCACTAAGGAGATGATGGAAGACGATCTGTATGATATCGTTGGTGAGCGTCGTTCCAAGGCTCTGGCATTCTCTATGCGTCAGACTAAGGAAACTGTAGCAGCTAACGTCTATAACCGAGCATTCACTGCTGCTTATGCAGGTGGTGACGGTAAAGAGATGTGTGCTACGGATCATCCGAACGTAGCTGGTGGCACTTGGTCAAACGAGCTTACTACTGCTGCTGATCTGTCTGAGGCTTCTCTTGAGCAGGCATGTATTGACATCATGAAGTTCACCAATGACCGTGGTCTAAAGATTAGCGTAATGCCTGAGAAGCTCATTATCACTCCTGATAATGTCTTTGAAGCAGAGCGTATTCTGATGTCCACTCAGCGTGTTGGTACTGCTGATAACGATATCAATGCTCTCAACGCTATGGGCAAGTTCCGTGATGTTGTAGTGAATCACTACCTGACTGATGCTGATGCATGGTTTATCCGTACTAACGCACCTGATGGTATGAAGCACTTCATCCGGGCTGAGGATTCGTTTGATATGGATAACGATTTCGATACCGATAACGCTAAGTTTAAGGCTCGTGCTCGCTACTCATTTGGATGGACTGATCCGCGTGGAATCTTTGGTTCTCCTGGAGCTTAGTAAATATAAGTAGGTGATATATCCCTCCCTCGTAGCTGGGGGAGGGAGTTGACTCCCTGACAAGGGAAGGAATAAATAATATGGCTGCAAATGAAAGTACAAAATACACCCATTTTTCTAATATAGAGATTGGTACATCTAGTGGTGGCGGTGGTTTAAAAGTAGCAGGTGTTCAGCAGAATTTAGGCTCTGCTGAAACTGTAACCGGAGTTACTACGCTTACCACTGCTGACAATGGCAAAACCTTTTACCTAAACGCTGCTGCTGGAGCTACTATCACGCTCCCTGCTGTAGCTTCTTCTGCTGGCGTAAGTTTCAAGTTTGTTGTGGCTGCTACATTTGCTACCACCAATTGGATTGTTGCTTCTGCTGAAGGAGACAACATTGATGGATCAATTGAGGTAGCAGGCGCTGTTGTTGTAGCTGGGGCAGAAGATCAAATTAACTTTGTAGCGACTGCTGAAGCCCTTGGTGATCATGTAGTTCTTCATAGTGATGGTA